TGAATGTTTAGTATTGATTCAGCACCGAGAGTATCGTCGCAATATCCTCCGGCCGCTGTTTGCTTGATGTCTTGAGGCGTGTATCGTTGATGTTCTTGTACTGATCCTTACGCTTGGAATACTTCGTGACCGGCTCGAGATTCGAACGACAGTTGACGTGTAACGGTGGCGTGTTGGATGCGATCGCGCTCGTGTCGTGCACCGGGATGAATATGTTATTGCGTTCGCGACATATATCCGTCGTGAGCATATCAAGCACCGCGTTGAAACGGTATCCCTCGAGGATCGTGCTGCCTTGACACTCTTCAAGCGTCCCGACGTTATACGCCCGCGTCGCTTCGGTGATAGCGATTGCTTTCGCCCTTTGCCTTGCGAAGTCGGTGATCTTGTTGTGGAGATAAGTCGTCGCCTGCTCCGCGCTCATCCCCTGCTTGATGGTATCGTTAATGAGATCAGTCACGTGTTCGAGCGTGTCTTGCGCTTCAATCCCTGCGAGCTGCACCGTGTACTGGCTCATAAAGGCCATTGCCTTCTCGCTCGGCCGAAAGTATTCATCGAACGCTTCCGCTTCGTTCTTGATGAGCTTCGTCCCGATGATTCCGAGCAATCCCTTAATGAGTTTGGCGTCGTTCTGCAAAATGATCTTGAGCACGGCCACTGTCTGGCTCCAATCAGGTGTCGCAAATCGCCGGTTAGGCGCGCGTGTGAACTTGCCACGCGCCTGCTTGACAATATCGCCAAACCCGCTGATACGCCCGTACAGGAACGCCGTCATCACGCCGCTCATAATTGCGTTTTGGAATTCCGGGATGATGTCGTAGGTTATGGATCGATTATCAGTTACCGCCTGCCGAAGCCGTTTCCACGGGCTCATCAGGTAGTGTGTTATTCGGTTCTCCGCGTAACTGAGCGCCGTCTTGGTCATTATCGCCGTCGGCATCCGGTATCACCGCCCCTTCGTATTCCGGGATAGATAGCATGTCGCGAATCCACGGTTCCGTGGGATCCACCACGCCACCGCTAATCAACGCGGTTATGTATCCGGCCATCGCCGTCTTGTCATCAACGCTCGGTTGCACGTTGATCGCGAACTCGCCATAATCCTCTTGCACGCCGAAGTTGTACTCAACAAGCCGTGTTATCAGCTGGTCAAGGATTTGGTTCGCGTAGTTCGTCGCCTGCGAACGCATCGTGTCTTGAAAGAGCTGCATGTGCGTTTTGCTCATCGCGTACGCGCCGGTATCCGAAGACGATGATATCAGTTGAGGCACTTGCAAGCCTCGGAATATAAGCGTGTTCAGATACTCGATCGAGTCTTGAAAACTCCGGGCCATATCGCTCCCTGGTTGAAGCGTGGATATCTTGTCACCGATCGGCACCGATACGCCGGCCTTCGAGAACCACGATGCGAAGATTGCTCTCGCCGCATTGGGATCCGCGCTCTCGGCCACCACTGTTGGAATCGCGAACTTCTCCATCGCCACCGCCCACCACTTCTTGAGCGCGGTTTTGAACTGCCAGCTCGAGAATACGGGGCGAAGGACGCTCTCACCGTAGATGCCGCCTCCGTTTCGCAGGATAAGACACTTTTCAGGAGGGAGTATAATCTTCCCGTATTTGATGGTAGTGTATTCAATCGCGAGCGATTCGTCATCTTGAACCTTGAACGCGCATTGATACGGCGCGAGCCGTGTGATGTCGGCCACCTTTGCGATACCGTTATCGATCGTGTAGATGATCTCTCCGACCGCATAACCGTAGCCTTGAGCCTCATAGATCATTCGCTGGAGCACGTTGCCGATAGAGGTGTTCGAGAAGTCTATCGCTTGGTTGATTGTCTCGTCTATCCGCTCATCCGGATGCGTGTATCTCCCGATCGATGAGTAGATCATATTCGTCGTGTACATGAGCCCTGCTTTAATCGTCTCGTCACGCGTGAGCATCTTTTCTTTGTCTTCGTTCTCGAGGTCATCTTCGTTCAGTATCACGCCGAGAATCTCCCAGAAGCGATCCAGGAGGCTGATATATTGCGTTGTGTCTATTTTCTGCTGTTCTGCCATTTCATCACCACGCCGTGTATTCGGATTTTGTGCCTGTGTAGAGGCCATAACGCATCGCGTCCATCAAGTGATCCTGGAATTGTACCGGTTCGTCGAGCACGCGCCCGTCTTTGTCTTCCCGCCATTTGTACGATTGCAATTCTTTGATCAGGTTCGAGCTCTCCGAGTAGACGCGGAGCTTTCGGCTCTTCGCAAAGTCGATCCCTTTGAGCACGTCTTTCTTTGCCGGCATCGCGGTTAAGCCCGCCGCCCTCAGCTCTTGGATACGGTTTGGTTCGGCGCTGTCGCAATAGATGCGGCCCAATACGTTGAGTTGCTTTATCTTGTCGATCAGTTCCGAATTTGTGAGGTGTGTCTGATAGATTAGTTCCCGCAGGTATATCTCGCCGTCGTACTCGCGTATCTCCACGAGCGCCGTCGGGTTGTTGAACCCGAAGTCGAGCCCGTATGTAACCGTTCCGGCTTTCGGCATCTCGTTTGTGAGCCGCCAGTTAGTGTAGATCAAACCCTTTGGGGATCCCCATTCGCCCAGCGCGTAGATTTGGTAATACGTCGGGTCTTGGTCTTTGAGCCCTTCAATCACTTGCTTGTAGTCGTCTCCGAGGAATCGATTATCTTTGTACGTGGTCTTGAGGATCGAGGCGTTCTCGACGTGTTGATCGAAGAACCGCTTCTTGAGCCAGCTATACTCGGACACGGGGTTAAACGATAAGATGATTTGGTTCGGATAGTTAGATCGGGTTCGGAGCCGAAGGTCGAGCTGCATAAAATCTTCCGGCGTTATCTCGCTCGCCTCTTCGATCCAGATGTCCGTTATGCCGGTGATGGATTTGAGCTTTTCCACGTCATCAAGGCCGGTGAAGAGTATCTGATTCTCGGAGATGCCGCGCACTTGTAGCGTGATGTCAAGCTCCGTCTTGTCAATCTTGAATAGCGGGTTCAGCTTCCATCCGCTTATAACACTTCGCAAAAGATCGTACGTGCTGTGCCGATTGGTTCGCGCGACCTTGCGTACGATGAGATACCGGTGTCCGCGTTCTTTGAGTGTTCGATAGATGATCTTTTGCGCGACAAAGTGGCTCTTGCCCGATCCGGCCCCACCGTAGTAGATTTCGTAGCGTTTTTGATTCTTGAGATACGGAATGTATGCGTCGTTGAACTCTTGCGCTTTGCTTTTGAATTGGATATCAATAACAGTGTCACTCTTCATCGTCCTCAAATCCAATACGAATTTGGAACGATCCGGAGTGTTCGATGTCCATATTATCGCGCTGCCCGAGTATTTGCTTGCCGAGCCATATCAGAATCGTTCTGTCGCCGGATTCCGCAAGTTTCCATTGCATCCTCCGAAGACTTGCCCGGCCGAGAAGTCGCGCTTTGTTATATAGCTCGTTAAACCTTTTGCTTCGCTGGAGTGTGTCAACAGACATTCCGAGCACGGACGCGATTTCTTCCTGCGTGCAATGTATTTGGGCGAGCTTTTCCGCAAGCTCGAAGTCTATTTCTTTTCTTGGCCTTGCCATTCTAATCACCTGCTTTTATATGCACCGCAAAACGTCATGGTGTCTTTTTTTCATAAAGTTCCCCGTTTCGCTTTATCGTGATGTTCGGGTCGAGCTTCCGCATCCGGTCGATGATGACGCTGCAGTATTTCGAATCTATCTCCATTCCGTAGCACTTGCGGTTTAATTGATGCGCCGCGACCATTGTTGTGCCGGAACCGAGATAAATGTCTGCCACATTGTCTTGTTCTTTAGAATTATTCAACAGCGCGTTTTCAACCAATTTAACCGGCTTCATGGTTGGATGTTCCTTGTTCGATCTCGGCTTGTCAACCTTCCATACGCTTGTCTTGTGTTCGCCTAACCCATAAAACTTGTGCGTTTTGTTCCACGTCAACAATATTGGTTCGTGCTGATATTCATAATCAAGTCTCCCCATCGAAAACGTAGGAGCGTTTTTATACCACATTAAAACGTGCCGCACAGGCAGTCCGGCATCCCTCATCATCATCATCATCATTCCCAATTCTCCGCCTTGCGGAGCAGTAACAAAATATGTACAACAGTCATTTGAATAGTTCTTTAGGTTTGTGAACGCGGATACGAGTTTATTATAAAGTTCGTCACGAGAAATGTTATCGTCTTTAATATCCTTTAAATTCCTTCCAGCCTTCTGGAAGGAATTTAAGAATCGGTTTTTTGCGCCAATCTCTACCCCATACGGCGGGTCAGTAAACACCATGTCCGCCTTCTCCCCGTTCATCAGCTTTGCCATCTGCTCACTATCCGTGCTATCCCCACATAACAAGCGATGCGGGCCTATCTCGAACAAATCGCCGAGCGCAATGTCGGTTTCGATTTCGTCTGGCACTTCGTAGTCATCTTCTTGCGCTTCTTGCTTCGGCATCCAATCTTCCGGGAAGTCGATGCCCCAATCTGAAAGTTTTGGAGCGTCCCATTCGTTGGCTAAAATATCCCAATCCCACTCGCCGTATGGGGCGTTGTCAGCGATAATAAACCGTTTCTTCTGCTCCTCGGTCAACTCATCGGCTCTTTTCACCCACTCGTCCGGGATTTCTTTGAATCCGAGATGTTGAAGCGCTTTATACCGCATATTGCCGCCCAATATCATCCCATCGGCATCGACGACTATCGGGCGCAGCTTCATCATCTCCGGGAACTCTTCAATGCTTTTAACGAGCTTCTGGAACCGCGCGTCTTTGATTATTCTTGGGTTCTTTGGGTTGACTTTTATCTCTTTAATTTGCATTGTTCCCTCCCGAAAAATTCGCAACAAAAAAGGGCCCGGAGGCCCTTCTTCATATTTCATCCGCGGTATTATCATACCTGCGGCTATTATATCGATAATACCACAATTATGTTTTTTTGTCAAGTGGTATCGTTTTTATCGCCTCGATCATCCGGTCGAACAGAGTGACCGGGTACATCTTAGCGTTTCCGATCGTCTGCACGGGCTGGAGGTCTAAATATTTGAGTGTCTCAAGAAGCACGGGACGTGGTATCCCGTGCTGTTTTGCGTAATCCGTAGCGGTTATGAGTGTGTTATTCATCATCTTCTTCCTCACTGTCTTCTTCGCCTTGGGTGAACTCGCCGATGTGCTCTGCTTTTATTTCTTCTTTGGTTTTTGATCTTGCGTATTCGTATGAATCGTCGATCACAAGGTCTTCACCGCTCGCTTTTTCCCACAGCAACCAACTATTTGAATCTAAAACATCATCAACTGTTAAATCTTCGTCGTAACATACGGGGTAGCAATCGCCCCAGCCAATCCCAAGGGATTCAACGTACTTTATCGGCAAGCCTTCTAAAAATTCCATTGGCAACTCAGTAACCCAGAGGTGTGATAAAATGGCTTTCTCTACGTTTGATTTTGGCGATGCTACAAGCGTTACTGATTCCAACTTCCCGCTTTCATAACTACCTTTGTAAACATTTCCATCCTTATCTCCGAGATACTCTACGTATTCATCGTTCACCAAGTACATATATTTCTTCCCGTTCAGCTCTACCGTTCCGTACTCGTTCTCGTTTTCCATTGTGATTCCTCCTTAGTTTTATTTTTTTTCCTTTCTACCTATTCACGTTTTCAAAGACCCTCATCAACCTCTTACATACATAGTATAATCGATTCTCACGCATATCGCAACACGCTATCTTTGCGAATACAAATGTTTATCCTTGATTGTTCTTGATTATCACATTGAACCCAAAGTATACTTAGATAAACTCGTATTTTCGCCGTTTTTCGTGCTATTCCGTTATTTCTGTCATCGCTTCCTCATTTATTATCCCCGTTAGCCTCTCCAAACAGAACCGCTTCATCTTGTACAGCTTACTCGTCGAGCAGTCGAACAACACTGCCAGACGCCGCACCGGCAGCGTCCGAAACTTCATCCGGCCCCACTCGTACTCCAGCCACGCGCTCATGGTATTCGCGGGCTCGAAGTCGTGGTTGATATAGCAGTGGAACAGGATCGTGCGGCACTCTCGCGGGAGCTGATTGTACCAGCGATCGAAGAACTTGATAAACAAACCCGCGCGCACCTGATCGTTCAGGCACGCGAGCTCGTTCGGGTGCCCGCTCAGGTGCCAGTCGATTTCGCCGGAAGGCAGAATCACGAGATGCACGCGGCAGCCGAGATAACGTTGCACGTTTGCCTTGTAACTCTGCAACATCCGCACAACGTCCGCATTGGATACGCGGCTATTTTTGAGAGTGATATCGCGCATTAATAAGCTTTTTGAGAAGACGAACCCTGGACTCTGCGATAAGATCGGCCTTCCGTTTGCCGATCATCGCTTCAAGTTCGGATATGCGTGTAACAATTGCCTCGAGTTCGGATATTTTTGCGACATCGCCTTGTATCGCTTCCACTTTGCAGAGCCTGAGCCGGGACGTCATCCGCATAATCGCTTCGAGGTCTCTTTTTGTGTTATAGAGGTCAAGTTCTAACGTTTGATAGTTTGCAAACACGTTTAGAAATTCCTGTTCATCCATAGCGCTAAGCATTTGAACCCCTCCAGGCCATATAGGTTATCGGGAACGCGCCGGCGAATTCCAACTCCATCCGCTTGGCGATGTCCCGTATCTCTTGCTCCGCACGATTGCTTAATCGCTCATCCAAGAAGTGCATCAGTTCCCGGAGATTCACAAGCCAGTAGAACTCGGTAAGGATGCTCATCGGCAGGATTCGCCGCGCAATCTCGCGGGGAATCTTTAGCTCGTCGGTTTGGAACGCGTAATCCCGTAGCGCATAATCAATATGCTTTTGTTCGTAGCCCGCCGGAAGTTTGTCGAGGTCGGCGCTCTCACTCTCGATTGGATCCACACGCCGCGTGGAACGGGTGATCCGCGACGCGTGCCGGTATTGTAAGAATTGCGAGTGACAGAGCCGCGAGCAACGGATATAGAACCACATGCTCGCAAACTCGAACGGTGTGCCCTCTTTATTCGCGATTAAACCGTTTATGATCGGCTCGACGCGTTCGCTCTCGACGTGCTTGGCCCCATAACTGATTCGAGCCGCCAACGCGATTGATCCGTCGGATCCGTAGCGGTTGATCACCTTCACAATGTTTCGTTCGCTCATTTTATACCCTCCCCAGCATCGTATCCAATATGTACCGCGACCACGATTCGAGCGGCATCTTATCGAGCTCCTCGATCGTGTGCCAACGCCACTCCGGTATCTCGTCCGATGGTTTGAGTTCGCCTGCCCACTTCGTGCAAAACGACGCCACGCCAAGATGAACGCGATCAACAGCGGTTTCGTGCAGCATAATGCTGATTAGGTATTGGAGATGTACCGGTGTTACGCCAATCTCTTCGAACATCTCGCGCCGTCTCGCGTTGTCTACCGCAGGCCAGCCGTATCCGTCGTTCTCTTCCACGTGCCCGCCGATCCCGATGGTGAGTTGATCGTGCAACCGGCCTTCGCTGCTCGTCTTCTGCCGTTTGTAAGCAAGTATCTTGCCGTTGTCGCCTCTCGTGCGGTCGAACAGCACCGTATATGGTATCAGTTGCCGGTACGCGTAGTTCGTCTCGACAATGCTCCGTTCGAGGTAGACACCGCGGGCGTTTACGTATTCCACCACGTCATCGATGTCGCTGATTGCCGGAACGCATAGTATCTTCGCCATCTCACACCTCCGTGGATCGGATCGGCATTATGTAATGCGAGGCGTTGCCATCTTCCAATCGCATAATATCCGCGGGCGTGCCAAGCTGTATCGTCAGGTCGCCACCTTTAACGTGTTGCGCGGTGTCGATTGTCGCAAGCCTGAACCCGT